GCGGGCTAGAGGTCTGCAGCGCGCACTCGGTCGAGACGGTGCCGGGCAACAGTACCCTGCATCTCTGCGTGCATCATGCCTCGCATCAGCGAGCTTGACCCGCTGCCGTGGCAGGCGGAGTTCCTCCGAGCTGGCTTGTCGGGTGAGTGGCCATCAGACGCAGCGGCGGTCCGTGGTGGCTTGGGCTCGGGCAAGTCACTCGCACTCTGTGCTCTCGCCATCCTTCTTTGCGAGACTCGCCCCGGCGCGCTGGTGGTCGTCGGCATGGACACGTTCAGGCGTCTGCGTGACGTGCATCTACCGCATCTGCACGGCCTGCTCGCGGGCTCGGCCGTAACCTACGCGGCGTCCGAGCAGGCGTTCGTCTGGGCGTCAGGGTCGCGGCTTTTGCTCGCGCATCTCGACACCCCGGCGAACAGCGGCCCCGGCTCGTCACCCATCGAGGGCCTCAACGCGCATGCGGTACTGGTCGATGAGTGCCAGGTACTGCGGCCCGACGTGCTCGACGTGGCGCGGTCGCGTGCTCGTGTACCTGTGGCCGACCAGCGCGGACAGATGCAGCGGCCCGTCGTCGTCACCTGTGGCATCCCGGTCGAGCCTGCGTGGTGGGTCGAGAGAACGCGGGAGATAGGCGGCGAGGCTTACCTACCGCAGAGCAGCGAGAACGCGCAGCACCTCGGGGCCGGATGGCTTGAGCGCATGCGTGAGACGCTGAGCGACCGTGACTTCGCGGCCCTCGTGGAGAACCGGCCGCTGCCCCCGGTTGGGTCGGTCTTTCACGCGTGGGCGCCTGAGAAGTGCGTGACGCAGGAGCTGGTCGACTACAGCTACATGCGCACGATGCTGGCCATGGACTTCGGTCTGAGGCATCCGTGCGCGCTCCTGCTCGTCGAGCTCACGCGCGGTCGATGGCACGTGACCCGAGAGTGGGCGCCCGACGACGAGACGTTGCCCGACTTCTTGGCGCGCCTCTCCATCGAGTGCACGCCTCGGCGACTGTGGCAGCCGGGCAGCCAGCGCATCCCGCTCGACGCCGTCGTGGCCGACCCTGCAGGCGGCGCGCGCTCGGCGCAGACCGGCGTCGCAGACCTCGACCTCGTGGCGTTGTCGCCTCCGAAGGGGTTGGGCATCATGCCCCGCATCGAGCGCGACCCCGAGCGGCGGGACATCGTCAGCGGTTGTACGCGGGTAAACCTCGCCCTTGAGCGCGGCGCATTGACGGTTGACCGTGCGCTTTTTGACGCGGGCATCCGAGCGCCTGCCAGCAAACGCACACTCGCCAAGGCCATGACCGGCTATCGCTGGGACGACCGCGCACCTGGTCGACCTGCCAAGGACGGCACGCACGACCACCACGCCGACACGCTGCGGTACGCCGTGCGCGAGGTGCTGTGGTATCTGCCAGACCCGACGCGGCGGGAGGCTGCGCCTGCAGCTCCTGAGCGTCGACGTGTCGAGCTCGACCCGATGGACGTGCGCTGAGCTTGACGCGCTCGGGCAACGTGGTAGCTTGACCTCGGGGGCGGCCCTAGCTGGCGAGTCAAGCGTGTGTCGTGGGATGGTCTCGCGGCGCATGTGCTGAGTCTAGGCCTTGCCCCCGGCCAATCTAGGAGGGTCGAATGGTCTCGTTCACGTCGCTCATCATCCTCGCCAAGTTCATCGCCCATAGCTGCGGAGGTTCCCTGTGACTGCCATCTTCGTGAAGATCGTCCTCATCGCCTGCCACGGCGGCCTGTACAGCATCATCTGAGAGTCTCCCCCGCCAAGCCAAGGCTCGCGGAGTCCCGGCCCGACCATCGGTAGACGGTCCCGCTGGGCGCCTTGAGCACTGACCGTGCGTGTCTTGGCGGGGGCGTGCGTTTTCTAACGCGCTGTGCTAGGGTGCCGCTCATGGCACTCTCCGTACAGGTCAACAAGTACACCGCTCCCGAGGCCGTCGACGGCAAGGGCGTGGGCGTGCAGTCGTTGCCGGTCAATGACGGCGAGACCAACCTGCGCCTCGTTCAGCTGGCCCCGCGCATCGCTGCGTACCGTGTGGCGATGCGCTGCGCTCCCTGCGCAGTCGGCGCTCAGGCGCTGCTCGGGCTGGCGACGCAGGCCACGTGGGATGTCGCAGCGGCGCCCGACTCGCCCACGTCTGAGGCTGCGGCCGAGGTTGTCCGGCGCACGCTCGGTCTCGGTGGGTACGCCTCCCCGGTCATCGAGTGGGACGGTCGAGTGCTTAGCCTGCCGTCGTGGGAGACGCGGATGCGTCAGCTCCTGACCGGCGCGCTCTACGGCTTCGCCTTGGCCGAGATGGTGGCCTATCCCTACGAGGGCACCACGTACATCGACCTTGAGCCGCGCGACCAATCGAGCGTGCGTCAGTGGGTCTACGAGGGGCGGCGCATCGTCGCTGTCGACCAGTGGCAGCGCGAGCCTTACGGCCTGTCCAGCGTCGGCTCGGTGCGTATCCCCTACGAGCGCCTCGTGCATCTCGTCTGGCCGTCGCTGTCTGAAGGCGTCGAGGGCGTGGGCCTGCTGCGTCAGGTCGAGCCCCTGGCCTCGGACTACCGACGCGCGACCAACCTGCGCAACGTCTTGGTCCAGCGGTACGCGGTGCCGGTTCCTACCGTCACCATCGACGAGGACGCCTTGGCCCGTCAGCGTGGCACGGCTCCCTCGCAGCAAGAGTACGAGGCTGCGCGCGACGAGCTGCTGCGCGTGCTGCGTCGGTACACCTCGCACGAGGAATCTGCGCTCGTCCTGCCCTCGTGGGCGTCGCTCTCCTTTGAGTCGACGTCGGCGAGCGGTGGCGCGTACCCCATCAACTCGGTGGTCAGCGACATCGAGCGCGAGATCCTGCAGGCGTTCTATGTGCAGTTCCTCGCGATGGGTGGTGCTGGCTCCTCGGGTGCATACGCCACGGCGCAGGTTCACGCGGAGCTCGCGGCGCAGATGGCGGGCGACTTGTGCCAATGGCTGGCCGAGGGGCTCAGCTCCTACGTGCGCGCCATCGTCAATGCGAACATCGGCCCGATGCCCCTCGACCAACTCCCGCGCCTGACTTACTCGGGCATCCGGTCGAGCCTGTGGGTGGAGAAGGTCGGCGACGTCGTGTCGCTGCTCTCCGCTGGCGTCCTGACTCCCACGGCCGAGGACGAGCGGGCGATTCGGTCCGCGCTCGAACTGCCTGCGCCTACGCGGGCAGCCGAGGTTCGGTCTGAGCGTGAGCGCCTCGGGCGCACCGTGCGGCCGACGACTACACCTTCCACGCTCCCCGGAGGCATCTGATGCCGTTGCTGTCGACTGAGGAACTCACGCCTCCCGAGGCTGTGCAGCGCGAGGCGCTCAAGGGCGTGGCTCTGCACGAGGCGGGCAAGTCTGGCGACGGCATCAAGCCCGAGACCATCCGGCGCGCCAACAGCATCGCCAACGGTGAGCCGCAGTCGGAGCAATGGGTGACCAGCGAGGCGCCTGCGTGGTTTGCGCGTCACGAGGCCGATTGGGAGGAAGGCGTCGACGACGTCGAGGGCGCAGAGTCTCCCGGCTATGTCGCGTGGCTCCTGTGGGGCGGCGACGCTGGTGAGGAGTGGGTTGAGGAGATGCAGCAACTCTACCTCGTGCGACGTGCGCAGGAGGAAGGCAGCGTGCCTAGCCCCGGCGTGTCTGCGCTGGCTGTCGAGCCCTCGCACCTCGCGGCCATCGCTGCGGGCAAGCCCAAGCGGTACTTTGAGGGCGCGCTCGGCACCATGCACGTGGACGGCCCGCTCTACCCCATCGACTACTACAGCATGCGGCTCGACTTGAAGCGCGCGCAGCTGCAGGGCGAAAAGGTTATGGTGATGCACGTCGACAGCCCTGGCGGCTACGTGGCGGGCGTGCGCGAGACCAGGCGCGCTATCGCTCGGGCGCAGGAGCAGGGCATCTACGTCCTCGCTTACGTCTCGGGCATGGCTGCCAGCGCTGCACTCTGGCTTGCCGCTGCGGCTGACGAGGTCGTGCTCTCGCCTCTCGCTCAGGCGGGCTCAGTGGGCGTGGTCGTAACTCTCGCTCGCGATGGCGAGGAAGGCAGCACGGTCGAGGTTGTCAGTTCGCAGACCCCGCGCAAGCGTGCATCGACGAACGACAGCGACTACATCGCAGCCCTTCAGCGTCGGGTCGACCAGCTCGCAAGCATCATGCTCAGCGAGATTGCGGCTGACCGTGGCGTGGCTGTCGAGTCCCTCGGTGATGGCTCGGTCTACGCGGCCGACGAGGCCGTGGCGCGTGGTCTGGCTGACCGCATCGCGACCAATGCAGACGATTGGATGTTTCTCGGGGGCAGCATGCCCCTCGACTACCAGCGGCGTGTCCGGACCGTCACGGCCTCCGCGTCTACCTCAGACGGCGACAGGGAGGCCCCGATGGGCGATGTGAACACGACGGCGCAGGCCGTCGACAACGCGGCGCTCGGCGAGGTCGAGCGTCTGCAGGCTGAACTGCAGGCTGCGCGTGAGCAGCTGCAGGCGATTCAGGATGCCGCGCACAAGGCGCAGGACGAACTCCTGCGGCGTGATGCGGTGGCGATGGTCGAGACGCACGTGGTCGGCGGGCGCATCCCGCAGGCCAAGCGCGGCGAGTGGGTGGAGCGGGCGATGCGCATGGGCATCGACGAGGTCGCGGGCATGCTCGCTGACCTGTCGCCCATCGTCGCGGTCGCGGCCCCGGTTGGGCATGGTGGCGCTGCTGCCGATGCCGTGAATGAAGACCCCCGCGTTGCCGAGGTTCGGCGCGCTAATGACATGCTCGCGCGAGTCCGCGCCGGGCGAGGAGTTTGACAATGGCCAGCGTGAATGGTCTCGGGAGCATCAAGTCGTACCGCCTCACGGGCACCGTGACGCGCGGTCAGGTCGTCAAGGCCGATGGCCTCAGCGGCGGCATCGCGGCTGGGGCGCAGGCCACCAGCGGCGGCGATTACCTCGTCGGCATCGCTCTCACGAGCGGCGTCGCGGGTGACATCGTCGACGTGCAGGTCCTGGGCAACTGCCCGTTCGCCATCGCGAGCGGCGTCATCAACCCTGGGCAGTTCGTCACGGCCGACGCGGCGGGCAAGCTCGTTGCGGCTGCCTCGGGCGACCGCATCCTCGGCGTCATCCTCAGCGGCGCGACCAGCACGGGCGCGACCGCGGACGGTGTCGTCTGCGAAGTCAACCTCCAACACTCCATCTTCCCCTGAGGTAAGCAGCCATGAGCGCAGCCAATCAGAGCCAACTCGCCCCGGTCTCCCCGATTCTCTCGGGTGCGGCCATCGGCGCCGCGCAGTCCCTGCAGGGGCTGGTCTTCCCCTTCCTGCCCATTCAGCCGGTCGTGCCGACCGCCTCGAAGGGCACCATCTTCGTCGAGAACTCCAGCGGCTACATGGGCAGCCCGCAGGTCGTCGCGACGGCTCTCGGCGCGGACTACCCCCGCCGGGCGCTCGGCGCTCCGACGACGGTCACGTACAGCTGTGAGGAGTACAAGCTCGCGAGCGACGTGGTCCCGCAGAAGCTCTCCGAGCGCTCGCAGTTCCCCACGTCGCTCACCGAGCGCGAGGCTGGCGCCATCGGCCGCAAGCTGGCCCTCGACATGGAGGCGCGGACCTCGTCGCTGTTCTTCAGCACGGCGAACTGGCCCGACGCGGCCCTCGCTGCGGTGCCCGGCGCTGGCTCGCAGTGGGACACCATCGTCACGGCGACCCCGATGCAGGATCTCGCCATCCTCAAGAGCATCGTGCGCGCGCAGTCCTACGGCCGCGACCCCGACACGCTCATCATCGGCCGTGAGGTCGCTGACGCCTTCCAGCGTTCGATGGCTGCCTCGGGCATCCGAGTCGTCACGAGCGGTGCGGCTGCTGCGCTCCGTCAGGTCGCGACCGACGCGTATCTCAAGGAGCTGGTCGCGGGTGAGCTCGGCCTCAAGCTGCTCATCGGCGGC